GACATGTCCTTATACCCAAGGATGTCGAAAGGGAGCGGTTTCTGTGCCTCCTGGGTGGCCTTTTCAGGTGTGAGTATCGCGGTCTCCGCCGGGGAGTCATCAAAAAGCAAAGGCTCCCGGCCATAACCCAGACGCCGCAATTCTTTTGCCGCTTCGCTGAATTTACCGCCATGCACCAATGTAGCGTAAACAATGGACGGTGGATAACTTTTCCCTGCTTCAAAAAACTCGATGCTAGGGCTGAAACTGTAGAAGCGACCCTCGACATAGTTTATAGTAGCACTTAGACCTGTGTCTTTCCCAGGCCTGGTAAGATCAACAATATTGCCAAAGGGGCCAGGACGAACGCCGAAGCGCTTCCATCCAATCTCTTCCAACAAGGCAAGCATTCGTTCCTGCGCATCGGGCCGCTGATCATAGTCATCAAATGGCAAAACACCTTTATCAGTGAGGGCCCCGGGGGTAGACTCTTTTTTACGGTACGCCTTTGGCACTTTAACCGCTTCCGGAAGTTTATCACACATGCGCGCGCAAACAAGAAGCAGTTCGGCCTCATCTGCACTATAAACCGGTATGCTATCGAAAGAGCCTGACTCCAAGGCATAGCCCGGGGTGGGGGCGCATACAAAAATGTTTCCCTCGCTACGGGTTTCTATAAGAAGGGCTGTTTTTAACGGCGCCCCGTTCTTATCAAGTTCCCCGTCTTTTGCCGGCCGGCGGGCAAGTATCATCCGGTGTGGGGGTTCCGGCATCCGGAAGATAAGGTGCTTGCCGCCGGAAGGGGTGCTCTCGACCATGAAGCCTAAAAGCAAATCGATGTCGTGATCGCCGACATACGTACAAAACTCGTCCCAGCATTCGCCTTTGGTGTCGAAGTCAAGGCACAGCAACCCTCCGGAAACCTTTCCGCACACGCACGCGCAGCCCTTTTGTGGCCAAGCCGCCACCTCTTCTACAGTTGGTTTTTCTACTTTAAAACGGTCCCAGGAGAAAGGGGGCTTCTTTTTTCCTGGTACTATAGGTACAACAGATATCCCGGCCCGAAGAAGATCTTCATGTATGCGCATGGACTGTTTACTCCAGGGACGTGTTTATAAACGCTTCGATATCGGCGTCAGATTTTGTGCGTAAAGCCTCCAAGCCGGCAGCAATTATCTCATGCCAGGTGTGTCCCGGAGGGCACCCGTAACGTTTCACTAAAAACTCTTTGTCAGTAATTGGAATCGTAATAGTTTTCATTCGCAACCTCCTACTAGAAAGTATAGTTTATATTGTTTGCTAGGTCAAGGTTAAAAAATAAAAGCCCTAATTATGTTATGTAAAAGAAATGTAAAGTGTTTGTGTAAAATCATAAGTTGTTGAAAATAAAGGGCCTACATACATACATATACATATTTACATAAATATAATAATAATAATATACGTGAGATTTAATGAGTGTTCTATTTTTTAGGTATAGATCTTTTTAAAATTATAAGCCTATATATATGTCTCTTGTTTCCGTGTTTTTTATGTAAAGCGGCTATAAAAAGTTGTAAGTCACTGATTTTTCGCTAGATGTGACTTAACATAATTACTATACATATTTTTTATTTTACATTCGTCTATTGTTAATGGAAAGCAGATACCAGAGAAGCGTTATAGCAAAAGCGAAGCGACTTGGGGCCCTTGCAGTGAAAGTAGACGCATCCCAAAACGGTTGGCCTGATTTAGAAATATTGCTGAACGGGATAACCACCCACATTGAAATGAAAGACGACGGGGAATCTCCGAGCCCTCTTCAACTTGCCGTCCATGAGCAGCTACGTGCGCACGGGGGCCGAGTTGTCGTTATGGTCGGAAAACAGACTTTAGAACAGGTACGAGCAGCTATAGTTTGACAATTCCGACATATTGACGTATGTTACTAGCATATGAATTCATCTCTCCGGGTCTGGCTATCGAGCGCCCGTGTTGACCTGGGAAAGGTCAGGGCGTTCATAAGTTCCAGATACTCTATCGGCGATCAAGCCGCGGAGGATATCGTGCAAACGGCCTGCCTAAAGATGTTGTCTTCGAAGAAGCGAATACGCAACCCGTTTGCCTTTTTGGTTCAGGTCAGTAAGAACCAGGCGCTCGATCTGCTCGATAAGCAAAAAGTCAACGCCCGACACCAGGATTCATACTTGCAGTACATGGAAACCCAGCGCAGTGGTACGGAGGAACCTCGGATAGACCCTGCTGACTACGATGACACCCCTGCTTACAAGTTCATAGCCGCCCTTCTGGATGGATATACAGTGACCGAGATGTCTTTCCTCTTCGGTGAGTCCCGGCAGAAGATTTATCGGCAGGTGAGGGAAGTATGCGAAAACTGATATCCTATTGCCTATACGGGAACAAGCGCATGTACGCCATGGGCGCCTTGTATAACGCCTGGCAGGTTCAACAGGGGCAGTATCCAGGTTGGGCTGCAGAGTTTGGCATCGATGATAGCGTGCCGGCCGCTGTGGTGTCCGGTTTGCGTGATTTGGGCGCGTCTGTGCAGGATTATACGGGCCTTGGCTTTGCCGGGAGCGCCCGGATGCTTTGGCGGTGGATGCCGCTTGTGGATCATAAATGCGGCGTGATGATCAGCCGGGATACGGACAGCTGTATTTTTCCATGTGACCACAGCACCGTTGAGTTCTGGCTGGAACATGTGCGTACGATGAGCATGACCATCAGGGCATCTGAGTCCCACGGTTCGGTCGAGTCCGGTCCAGGATATATGGGCGGCCTGTGCGGGTTCAGATGGGCTCCGGTGTGGCGGCATCTGGGGTGCAGCCTTACCGAGTACGCCATGCAACATAAGGACCCGGCCGGGTGTGGGGTGGACCAGGCGTGGTTGTCTTATGTGGTGTACCCGTTGATGCGGGACAGCTATGCGGAGTTCGGGCACGGTAAAGATGGCGACCTGCCACACAAGATCCAAGGGGAGCCCGGCCCGGTTCACATGGGTGCTCCGTGGGGCCCGTCCGGAGAACTCATCGGGAAGATGGGATGGGAGAAGGTATGCGCGTCCTGTGTCTGACATTGCATATTGGCGCGCGCGATATCCAGTGGTGCCTGGAGCAACTTGGGCATACCTGCGATATTGCGTCCTATAGTGGGCACAGTCATATCATGGGCTGGACGCAGAAAGGCGTTGATTGGGATCTACCCCGGCTTCTGGACGCGCAGTATTGCAAAGCCTGGTATGATCGGCATCCGGAGTATCATGGTTATGATGCGTATATCGGGTTTTATGAGCCCGTGGTGTCTCTGCTCTTCGCAAAGAGTGGTAAGCCAGTGGTCATGTGCTGCCCGGTCCGGTACGGGTTCCCTTTCCAAAGCAGACTTGATGAGCTTAACGAGGTCTTGCACCCGCTCATTGACAGTGGGGTTCTGACCATGGTTGCCAACGGGAGGTACGATCAGAAGTATGCCGAAGAAAACGTCGACCGGGAAGTCCTGTGCATCGAATCCCTCTGCGCGTATGTTGGCAATTCAGGTTATGGCGGGCAGAAGGCTGGGTGGGTTGTCGATAGCCGAGTCACGATGCCTGAATGCAAGGGAACTATTAACAAAAGCGAAGCCTTACCCGCGGGCCATTTGTGGAACGACATAGGAAAGTATTCCGGATTTGTCATGCTGCCCTATAACGCGTCGCAGATGTCGTTTTATGAGCGCTATTGGTTGAACATGCCGCACCTGTTCCCATCCGAGGGTCTGATGTGGACTTGGTCGCAGTCGCGTGTGCTTCAGGAGCTGACCTGGTTTGGGTGCTCGGTTGATTATTCTCTCATGGATTGGTTTCAGTATCCACACCTTGAATACTTTGACTCAGTGAGTGAATATGCAAGAAAGGTGCAGTGGCTGGATACTGATAAGATAAGTGAAAGAATACGGTTGACAAATATTGAACGTAAGAAAAAGGTGCTGGGACAATGGGAAAAACTGGTGCAGAGTTTAAGTTGATCGCGCATCATTGTGATCGCCGCCGGCATGGTCTGCGGTGTGATCACGGTAAGCATCCGCATAAAGGTGTTGCTGGGTATGTTCATTGCCACGAAGAGTTGTGCCCGAGGTTGAAACGTGAAAAAATCTGCTAAAAAAGTTGACTTAAAGCGCAAACGGCCGCACGGCGCTTGTCATAGCCCGGATCTTTGTGCCAAGGAAGATAAAGGTTTATGCACATGCGACGATCCGTGTGAGTGGCGTGAAATCACAGGTATTAACGAGCAGATAAGTAAAGCGCTTGAGGTTAAGAAAATTGGCACATTACAGAAGCAGATGCCTGACGTTAAGTTCAGTCAAGAGACGTTTGATTTGGTATGCGATCTGGTTGAGTCCGGCTTGTCAACAAGAGAAGCCTGCACAAAAGCAAATACACCTAGCTATACCACGTTCAAAAGATGGCAGCATAAAGACGAGAAACTACGTGCTCAATACGTACGTTCTATAGAGGCACGGGCAGAGGCCGCGGTCGAGGAGATGTCGAAGCTTGATGACCAGTGTATTGCCCTGGTTCTTGGTGAATCTGAAGACTCGAAGCGGGCTGGCGCAATTGTGGGTGCATACAAGAACAAAACAGATAATGTGAAGTGGGTTGCGTCAAAGCTGGTCCCACGAACCTTCGGCACTCACACCGATATAACGTCCGGCGGCAAGGCCCTTGCTCCGAACCTGACAATAAACGTCTTGAACGTGGAGACAGGAAACATCTTGCGTGATATCACGGAAGGCCGGTTGTGAACATCGAGGGGACGATTGTTCTCGACAAGAACGCGCGCGCATACAGAGATAAAAAGCGCGTTATCATAAATCAAGGAGGCTCCGGGTCGAGCAAGACGTATTCTATTCTTCAATTGCTCATCTGCATAGGGATGGGTGCGAAGGAACAGACGACGATCAGTGTAGTCTCGGAGTCTCGTCCACACCTTCGCAGAGGGGTACTTAGAGATATCAAGAACATCCTGCAAGATGCGTGGAATGACAACGACTTCAACAAGACAGACCTTGTGTATTACTTCCCTAAAGCAGTTCTGGAGTTCTTTCCCGCTGACGACAGCCGTAAGCTCCGTGGCGCGCGTCGCGATATTCTCTTCATCAATGAGTGTAATAATGTGACCAAGGACTCATATAACGAGCTTGAGGTGCGAACCAAGAGATGTGTGTTTCTCGATTTCAACCCAGTATACGAGTTTTGGGCACACTCTTTGGTTGGCCAGCCTGGTGTTGAATTCATAAAAAGTACTTATTTAGACGCTCGGGCTGTTCTCCCCCAGGCAGTGGTTGATTCCATTGAATCCCGCCGCGCTACTGATCCCAACTGGTGGCGTGTGTACGGCCTTGGCGAGATCGGTAACATTGAAGGCCTTGTTCACCCGCTCTTCGACCAGGTAGAGCAGATGCCCGAGGACCCCAAGGCCATCGATTTCTATGGCCTCGATTTCGGGTTCAGTCAGGACCCTGCGGCCCTGGTGCATTGTCGCGTCATCGGACAGGATCTCTACAAAGATCAACTCATATATGAAACGGGGATGACAAATGATGTTATTGCGAAGCGCATGGAGACTCTTGGTGTACGCCAGAACTATGATGAAATATTTGCGGATGGTGCAGAACCTAAAAGTATCGAGGAGATACGAAGGTATGGGTTCAACATAAAGCCGGCACCCAAGGGGCAGGGCTCAGTCACCAGCGGTATCCAGCGTGTGAATCAGTATCGGCAGCACTGGACCAAGAGGAGCCTCGACGGGATCAAGGAGCAGCGCAATTACCGGTTCATTGTTGACGGTCTGGGGAAGATCGCGGACAAGCCGATCGATGACTCTGATCATTTGATGTCCGCGGTGCGGTATGCGTGTGCTGGTAAGTTGACAGAGGTGGACCGGTGGGTCATGGGCTCCGTGTTTCACACAAAGCCAAACACGGACCCATTCACCATTGAGTCAGTTGACGCGCCCTACATGCGTTATCTTTACGGGCTTACATACCTGGAGGAGTCGCACAGGATATACGGGGTCAAACTGGCGCACAACACTATCAACGATTCTGTATGTCTCATACAGTCGCAAGAGTTCAGCATGATACAGCCTCTTGCCAATTGGGTGAAAACGTCGGCCACGTTTCAGTGCTTCGGGGGTGCTGAGTTTGGGTCAGACGCGCTGAAAAGCCTGTATTTGATCATGAATGGCAAGCCAAACAATCTGCATTTAAATGTGGTGTCGGATATTGACGAAGCCGGGATTATCATGCATATTAATACCATGCTTATCAATAAGCGTTTCTTTGTTGCCGCAGACTCATCTGAATTCCGGGCGCTGACGACAGCCACTGACACTAAATCCCCGCTAATCTGTGCATTATTCCCGGCCATAGATTCTTTGTATCGCAGGAAACGCAAGCCGGTAGAACCTGAACGTACGATCTTCCACAAACGGTATGAAGAGCGTATGAAGGCCAACGTAATGTCAAACGGGTTTGTGTCATGAAAAGTCAAGCTTTGAAAACCCGTATGAACTGTTCACATTGTGAGGAAGAATATGAAGGTCCTTTATTGTCCACAGGTATCGATAAAGTTCTGGCAAACGCGCGCAAAAGCGATTCTCGATACTTGGGGAGCGAGCGTAAGTCTCGTGCCCAATTTAAACAACGAAGGTTACTTCGGTTCTCCGAGATCGACGACGAAGTTTATACTGGAGCTCGAAAGGGACGCAAACGACTATGACTGGTATGCGCTCACCTGTGATGACGTGTATATCTGGACTGATCGACTTGAAGCAGAGTTATCCGGGCTTCCCAATAATATATGCCACGGTTGGATGTGGAACTATGTCGGCGACGCGAAGATCATGCCAGAGTGTACTGGGCATGGTTCGCAGCTTCCGGTACGATATCCTTCAGGATGCTGTGCCACGTTCAGCCGGGACGCCATGATGAAGATCGCAGAGTACTTGCGTACGCAAGACATGCCGGGACATTGTGTATATACGGACGTGGCCTTGGGTATGTGGTCACGAGCATGCGGGGTAAATCTCTATCACAGTGACCGGTTCGACGTTGATGGCCTTCAGCAGAACGACCCTCCTGGCAGTCTGCTGGTATGTCACCGTGTAACGTGTGACAATATGAGGAAAATTCATGCAAATCGTAATTAGTGCCTATGGTATGGGCTACCACATGTTCCTTGAACGTAATGTTCAGGCATTAAAGGCTACGGGCGCCCGTGTTGTGGTTGTAAGTGATGCCGAAGACAACGCTCCTGAATATAGCAGTGTGACAGTTATTAAATACAAGCCCGCGGTGGAAGTATTCTCGTTAGCCCGCACCAGTAATTGTGGCATACGGTACTGCGGATCAGGTGTTGTGATCAAGAGCGACCCGGATATTGTATTTAATACTGCCCTTTTGTGGTTCATCCAAAAAACAGTGCAGCCCGGAATTGGTATCTGCGCGATGTGTAACTACGTAGAGTTGGCTGAATATCAAGCGGGGGTGGTTTGGAAAGAGGAGAAAGTGAGCGGCGGTCAGGGGGGCTGTATGGCCCTTGATTACTCCGACTGGGATAAGTTGAGCGGATATGATGAACGTATGTATGGGTGGGGGGTACGAAGACACAGACTTATACATCAGGGCAAAAGAAAAGATAAAGCTGATTGAGCCGACCGAGTATGCGCTGTTTCATATCAACCACCCATCTCGCGGTATTGAGCCCCGCGGGGACCAAAATCAAAGTATCTACCGCACTAGTTCGCCGTGGCATAACTCTTCGTGGGGTCTTTAATGGATCAGATAACTAAATATCGCAAGCGCGTGATCGAGTTAAGCTATCAGCACAAGGCGAACCATATTAAGTCTAGCATGACTGTAGTGCCGCTGCTTCTCGAAGCCCGTGCTATGGGTTATCGTACGATTCTCAGCAAAGGTCACGCGGCTTTTGCCTGGTATGCCACGATGGATCGAACGCCGGAGGAACTAGAGTTACCGTTTCACTTATGCGATAGGCCTTCTCTTCTTAGCCACACGACTCCCGGAGTGGACTTGACGTCCGGGTCCCTGGGGCATGGTCTGGGTGTCGCTGTTGGCATGGTACATGTGGAACCGCAGCATGTTGCTGTCATACTAGGCGATGGAGAGTGTCAGGAAGGCTCGGTATGGGAGGCGGCACGATATCTTGGCCGGCGGCCTGATCTTCTGTCTTTCATTCATGTTTACGTTGATTGCAATGGTATGTCATCGATTGACAACAACTTGAATAGTCGAGACTGGATAGACAACATGTTTCGCGCTTGCGGGGTCTGCGCCGACTGCCGGCTGACTCAGACAGGTGTGTCGTTTATGAACGACGTACTGTGGCATTACCGGGTGATGGATAGTGTTGATTATGAAAAAGCCATAAAGGAACTCAATGAGAACAACATTATCTAAGGCAGTCATGCGTGCTGATGATCCTCGGGTGCTGGTAGTGTCCGTGGATATGGGTTTTCATACATTCGATGGGTACTCTCGGTATGTAAACGTCGGTATATCTGAACAGTTTGCGGTGGACTTTGCCCTTGGCGCGGCAAAAGAAGGCGCATTGCCGTTGGTGTACGGCATCAGTTCGTTTATCACTGCGCGGGCGTATGAGCAGATCCGATATCTGGTTATGCACAATATGCCATGCCTGATCGTTGGCGTTGGTGGCGGGTTCTGCTACTCAGAAGATGGCCCTACGCACCACGCTCCTGACGATGTCTCGCTTATGTCCTTGATACCTGGAATGGACGTGCGGATACCATACGATCTTACTGGTGTGGAGCAGGCATTCATGCAGTGGCTGAAGACCCCGGGCCCGATGTTCATGCGGATTGAAAAGGCCGCGCCGGCGCTTCTTCGCGCACCTTCGAAAGAACCAATCGATGTGCAGTGCGTAATTGAAGCGACGGGCTGTGTGTGTACTGAGGCTGTTAAGGCTTACGAACAGCTTAAAGACGAGCCAGTTGAGCTTCAGTTGTATGATCGGCTGCATGATAAGCGTACCGACGTTCCGGTTGTGACAGTAGAGGAGATCGGATGTCCTGCGGCGTTTGACTTCAGCCACAGGCCTCTTGCAGAGACACGCAAGGCCCGTGGTGTTGACGTAGATTCAATTGTCAGGAGGGTGCATGAAGCGCTGGGTAGATGACAAGCTGGGAATTTGTGTAGTGCAACCAGACGTGTTCAGAGACTTCCGTGGTGAGTATGTCGGGCTGTTCAGTGAAAAAGAATATGGTCTCTCCATCCAATGGAAACAGGATACGATGTCGTGGTCCACGCGCGGCGTGCTTCGCGGGTTTCACGGGGACGACTGCACGTGGAAGCTGGTGTCTTGTCTGAAAGGTCGGATATTTCTTGCCGTACTGTGTAACGATCACACGTCGAAGGCGTATGGTAAAATTGCCACATTCACCATAACAGA